GTCGCCATCTTACGAACGGAGTTATTCTGTCGCCTCTCCTTTTTCATCCACAGTCACCCATTTATCGATGAAATACTTAGGGAGTCCCGCCTCGGACACATGGAGATCATTCTCGTCAGGCTCATGTCCCTTCCTTGAAATATGAATGATCTGTGTTAGGATTTCATGCCTGTGGCCTAGTCGCTTGATCGCCCAAGCCTCGTTCGGGAAGCGAATGTCATCGAATATGATCAGACGCCTGCCCAGGTGATCCTCTGCCTGTCGCATGGCTGCATCCACCCATATATTCGGATAGATCGACTCCCTACCCCATTCGGTTCCGAGTGACTGGAGCATCCGCCTGACAGTTATCCCATCGGGAAAGCCTGGTATCGGTTCCTCCTTTTTCTCGAGCCAGGCGGGATGCGGTAGGATTACCTTGAGCATCTCCTTAATCGGGGTGGCGAATGACAGGATGGCGGCTCCCTCGAATGATTTGGCGTAGGTGCTTTTACCCACTCCCTTAGAGCCACAGAGGCCGATTATTTTAGGTGCTGGGTAGGTCATAGAATCGCCAGGGCAAAGGATAGAACTGTGTAGGCGAAGGCGATGATCGCCAGGCCGAATAGGATGTAATGTATTGGGTGTAATTTCATCAGTAGTGGTTTTTGATCTCTCCTTCTGCCGCCAGGGGAAGTCCCTGGTAGTTCGGAGATTCTTGGGTTAATAGTTGTAAAAGTAAGTCCAGTGCCGCCTGTCCCTCGTCCACGCCTACCTCTAGGCAGATTGAATCGTGGACATGGAGACAGACGGGCAAGCCGGCGGCCTCTATTCGAATGAGGGCATCGGCGAATATGGATCGGGCGGTTGCCTGCACAAGGTTCTGAAAGAGTCTAGCTCCGTAGAGTTTTACCGGCTCATATCCACGGGTAGTCGAGGCATAGAGATCCCCGTCCTTTTCATGGGCATTAAAATAGCGGACGGGTACACCGCATCGTGTTTCAAATGTGATACACTCGGGAGTCTCCTTCATCCATTCTCGGAATTGGTCCTCCATTTTAGACCAGGCGAGCATGACATCAGGATTCTGTGCTCTATATAAAAGCACCTGTTCTTTGGCCTGTGACTCGGTCATGTTCACGCCGTAGCTTTTTGCTACCTCGACAAACTTTGCCGGTCCGCATCCATAGCCCAATCCCAGCAGTCTCGCCTTGCACAGCTTCCTCATCTCAGGGGCAAGCTCGGCCATCGGTTCATCCTCTTTATAGAGTTTGGACGCCCGGCCATGTGCCTCGTAAATGTCGATTCCTCCACGGACTAATCCGAGGAAATCGACATCGCCTACCAGGTACGCAATCACGCGCGGTTCGATCTGAGATAAGTCTGCCGATACTAAGACCCGACCGGCGGGAGCCTTGAGGCATTGTCTTGCCGAGATGTCACCGATTCCATCATTAGGGATCGCCTGGAAGTTGATGACACCTCCACCGCTCCATCGTTTCGTATGAGGAGCACCGCAGTATTTCAAACGGGTAGGAACCCGCCGGTCGGATCGTTGACCCATCAGTAATTTTTCGAATGTTTGATTAGCCAGGTTGGCCTGTCTCCACTCGGTTGTTTGTTTCGGAGTTTCCTCTAAAATTTTATCTGTCTTATCGAGGAACTGCTGACAGAGCGGACCATCAATCGCCAATCCACGGGAAGCGATCCTTCGGGTCAGGGATGACAGCAATCTCTCTTTCTCGGGAAATCCGACATCTAGTTCCTGATATACACGCAAACAAGCTCGGCTGTCTTCCAAGGCATAGTTTACAAAACTAGAATTGGCTTGAATCTCCTCCACTGATAACCCTGCCATCTGCTCGCGGGCATCCTTCGATAATTCCTCGTTGAAAAGTTCCTTGACTGCACCGGCAAGGGATCGGGGTAGCTGGTGATACGATGCCATGTCTGCTGTGCATATCCAATCAGCAGGCATAAACTCGGGCATCTGTCCCTTGAAGATGGAGGCTCGAGCACAGACCGAATCAAACTCAGCATTATGCGAGATAAGGGTATGGCCGTTCAATCGCTCGACCGGCAACTTCTGTGGCTCCCCTACCCATTCAAATCCATCCTCCGTTACAATAGATACCAGGGTGACCCGAAAGTCAGGATGCTTCACATATCGGTCGAGTCCGATCTTGGCGACTGAGTAACGCTTGGTCCAATAAGTTTCTAGATCGAAAGCGACAATCATGTAACCTCCCTTAGAAGTGTCTGTGCGGACAGGATTGCATTCTCGAGGTGAGGATAAGTGGTCTCGGGGAGATCCCTATCGATCTTTACCCGCCAGGCATACTCCTCATGGTCGAGCGATATATCCGCCTGCCTCGCACCAATCTTTACGATTATCTTCTCACCTCGGGGTAGCCCGATTCCCATTTTAATTTCCATCATCATCAGGTTGATTTGATTCGTATTTATCTATGGCGGCCTGTTCGATTAAAGCCTCCCGTTCTTCTTCAGTAAGTCCGTCATCATCATCGTAATCGCAGTATGGCGATGAGAGCCATTGGTCGTATGGATCGATCATTTCCTCCTCCTCTTATTCTTAAATTCAAATTCTCGAGATGCTGGCATCACCCTTTGTTCGTTCGTCCGATACTTTCTTCCGTGCTCATCAATACTCAGCCGGTTCTGCGACCAAAAGAAATTCCATGCCTTTTGCATCTCCTCGGTGGATGGAAATAATTTCTCATAGCTAATCGTCTGCCTCGGTCCGTTGCCATATCGAGCCGGTCCCATTAGTCCGAAGTCTTTCTAGGGTCGTATTCTTTGAGGGATCTCCATAGTCGGCATAATGACTTAAATGCTTGCCAAGCACCCTTCAGTTTTTCCGGAGAATATTTGATCACCTCATAGCGACCAGGTTCCGTTGAGCTTATGTAGCAGTTAGCTCCATGCACCTGCATCTGCTCCACCTGATCCTCGCCCCAGTATGTAGCGGCATAGGCGGCTATTTGATGAATCTGATATTCGTAACTTGTTACCTTCTTACCAGGCTCAGTTCGTCTTGTTTTCCAATCGACTATGAACTTCTCGTTATTCGCCCCGAGTCCCACAATATCAACAGTACCGGCAAACCCATGTTCCATGTTGACGAGAATCTTTTCCCGCTCAATGAATCGTAATTGATTCTCCTGCTTCCAGGCGAACGCTGGATTTACATATTCAAGGAGATCATCATCGATAGGATATCCCTCGAAGTATTTTTCGATTGCATCATGTACCCGAGTTCCAAAACTAGCCGCATCTTCCACAGGTTGTTGATGCAATTCTAAGCACTTGTATGCAAATCGTTCAAAAGATTCGTCCATTTTTGGAGGATTATCATATGCTATTCTCAAAAGCTGATTCCGCTTCCACCAATCAAGCCCAGGCTTTGCAAGCATACTGAGTATAGTTGTCACCGAAGGTATCAATCGATACTTTCTAGCATCTTTTAAATCGGTATTCCTTTCGCCACTCCCGTCTGCCTTTGGCATCGTGTGACGAGCTTCACCGGTAGCAGTGTACCAGTGGCCACCGCCTCCTCGTTTAGGCTTTTGTGTTAGAATAGCCACGAATTACCTCCTTCCCACATCGGTATAGAAAATATACGAGGTGGATCGTTCGCTTGATATAAATCACTGAGCCACCTCCATCTTTTCCATCACATCGATTAGTTCAGAATCTTTGTACGAAAGCATCCCGTCTATTCTTTTGACAGAAGCTAAACACGCCGCATGGTTTCTTTTAAAGATATCGCCTAATTCCTCGTAAGTCCGACCCTCTCGAGCCAACCATATGGCAATCTGCCTAACGACTGCCAATGGATACTTACGATCTTTGCCAATTATATCGTCCTTGCTGTATCCGGCATTTTCGACTGCCTTAAAGATTTCGTTTAAATCTCTCATGTGATCATGTCGATGACTACTGCGAGCCACCCTATTATTAAAAGTATTATTGGATTCATGTCGTTGATTGGGGGTAAAGGGTGACCGGCCACACACTAACCGGCCACCCAGGGGTTTTACTATGTCTGTACTAACTCAGAACGGAACGCTCTGTCCTGAAGGTTGGGAAAACATTTGGGTTTGTGCCGGTTGGACTGTCTGAGGTTGCTCAACTGTCACTGTAGTGGTTGCCTGTGGAGCAGGTTGTGCAGGAGCAGGTTGTGCGGGTTGCTGTACAACAGTAGGAGCAGGAGCAGGTTGAACAGGTGCAGGAGATCCGCCTGGTATCGTAAAGTTCGATGCCTGTGGAACCTGTGCCTCCATCCCTGCCATCACTGGAGTAATCGATGTAATGTCTGCATAGATGCGACCTTTTTGTGAAGTCTTCTGCACGATGTTAATCATCGCTCCCTTACCTCTAAGAGTTTCAGTGTCGAATCCTGCCCCAGGTGCTGAACCTAACCATGATGTCAAAACGCCTGTCAGTTTGCTCTTCTCAGAGGTTGAGATTCTCATCTCACCTGTTTGAACCATTTGCCCGTCCTGAGTTCCGAAAATGAACCGACAGACATCCAAGGTTTCGATCTGTGAAGGATCGTCATATTTCGGACGCTGAATCCCGAATGAATCTTTTACATCCAAGCAGATCGCCAAGTATTGCCCAGGTCTGCATGGTTCTAGCGACCAACCTGTGATCGGTCCGTCTCCGTTAGATGATTGAGTTAATATTGCCATAATGTTATTTGCTTTCTATCTCCATTTTTACGGGTGGAGGCCCATTATTTGTTTAGTAAAAAATGCCGAAGGATTAATACTGCATCGGCCGTTTGAAGAGTGAGTCCCTTCATTTTAGGGAAAAATTGTTTTGCATGGTTCATTAATACCTTCTTACGCTTATTCGATGTCAGCCCACTCAGCCCACTTAGCCCTTTCTGCCACTCCTGTGGTCGGACAAGGGTAAAAGGAATCTCGGCCATGCGGAGACAGCCTTCCAAAAATCCGCATGACTTACCGAGCTTGAAGCTAGTGCTTGATGGAATCATCTTGCCGGCAAAGGGAGGAACCAATTCAACCACTGCCTCAATCGAATCAACATCAGGATGCCTTTTAAGCTCCTTCATGTGTTCCACAAATTCAAAGTCTTCCTCGAGCTTATGCAGATGAATATTAGCCAATCCATCCCAACCGATTGCGTACCCACCGGACTTACCTGGATCAATTCCAATAGTAAGCTTCATGCCGCCTGATCCATTTCCATGTCTTGGATCGCTTTACGGACATCTACAGCCAGGTAATGCCTGCCCCTCTTACGGAGGCCGTATTCTTTTTTCAGGTCTCTGAGAGAACGATCAGAGCCTAATCGGAAGATCTCTTTGACTTCTTCCTTTGATAGGAGTATTGAGTGGTAATTGTTTAGTGGGTTATTTTCCATGTTG